CTTAACAACGCTAAATTAGAAAGTGCTGTTGAAACAAGTGAAGCAAGTATAGCAACACTTAAAGCAGACAATGCTAGACTAAACGTACTATCCGATCAACTTAATGCAGACTTAACTAAATCAGAGCAGTACGGAGATGAACTTCGTGCTACTCTAAACAAGCACAACTTAACACACTTGGCTAATAAGAAGCCGGGCTTAATAGAAACTAGGACACAAAATGCGACAGATAAACTTTGGGATGATCTCGAGTCTATTACTAGCGACACTCCTACTGAGTAGTTGTAGTACTTTTCAAGAGCCAGAAATTAAAGTAGTAACACAGATTGAAAAGACAACTGTGCCTATTGTTCCAATGCCTAAGCCTGTGAGTATGAACGACATAAAAATTTATGTTGTGTCACCAGAAGAAAACTTTGAAGAATTCAAAAAAGAATTTGAAGCAAAGAACGGTGGCGATGCATATATTGCTATTTCAATTAAAGACTACGAAAACTTATCAAAAAACTTTGCCGAACTAAGACGCTATATAGAACAGCAAAAAGCAATTATTGTATATTATGAAAACGCTGTTCAGCCTATTGATCCTGATACTACTGACAAGTAGTTGTGCTGACAAGATCAAGTGCGAAGCCAAACCCGATCCCAAAGTAACTGTAGATGGCGATATTAACATCGAGGTAACTCCTGGTGCTCGTGTAGCCTGTGAATTTTAAAAGGTAAATACCGTATCAAAAAATGTGTACTAATAATACTATTTGTCTTAGTAGGTTGCGGGAACACACCTGATACAACTCTTGTAGGTCAAGAATATATTGGCCTTAACGAATATCAAAATAGACAACAAATACAACGCTTAATTGGTGTTGATCCTGTGCGTACAGAATGGTGTGCGGCATTTGTTAATGCTGTTTTAGAAATAGAAGGTATACCTTCAAATAGTCTCCACGAATATCCGTTACTAGCACGATCATTTTTAGATTGGGGATCAACTGTTGAATATTCTGATATACAACGTGGAGATATTGTAGTATTTCCAAGAGGTAATAGTAGTTGGCAAGGGCATGTAGGATTTTATGTTACTACTGTAGACACACCAAAGGGCCAACGTTGGGTTATACTAGGTGGCAATCAGGCTAATAGCGTAAGATATGATTTATACGATCCTAATAGGGCATTAGGTATTCGCAGAGGTTCCGAACCAGTAAAAGTAAGAGGAAGTATGCCAACTTGGTTAGATAAATACTACTATTAATAATTGAGGGAATACTATGTGGGAAATGATTGAACAAATGGCGAGCAATCGCTTATGGATTTACACAGCATTGGCGGGTTCAGTACTTGGTGCAGGATTTTTATTCTGGTTCAAAGATACAAGAATGGCAACATGGGCAGTTCGTAAGTTTGATGCCACACTAGAATACCTAGCAATACGTTGGGGTTGGACATGGTTACAAAATGATCCAGATGCTTGGCGTGTAAAATATCCAAAGATAACATCTAAAATAGATGAACTCGAAAAGCGTATCAAACATCTTGAGGGGAAAAGATAATGCCAAGAAAAAAACCTGACGAATTAGATGCAACACCAGTTGTAGAAACTAAACCAGATGCAGTTGTAGTTGCTACACAAGATAGCACAACACGCAAAGTTAAATTAGACCTAGAAGTAGACACAAGTGTAAAAGATATGGGGCCTAATCCTTATGCTAAAATTATACACATGGCAAAAGCCGTAGACGCATGGAGAATTTTTCCACGCTTGTTCTTAACTGTATATATTATACTTCTTTACAAATGTGTTATATGGTATATGAACTTACCAGATCCAACAATGGAACAATCAGGCTTAATTAGTATTGTTGTAGGTGCTGGAGCGGCATGGTTCGGCTTGTATACCGGAACTAGCAAGAAGTAACACCTAAGTAAATAAGTAATAGTATGGACTACTATTCTACTTTAGGTGTTTCAAAAAATGCTTCTGATAAAGAACTTAAATCAGCATACAAAAAATTAAGTATGCAACACCATCCTGATCGTACAGGTGGTGATGATGCTAAGTTTAAACAAATTAACGAAGCGTATAGCACACTTAAAGATCCGCAAAAAAGACAACAATACGACAATCCTCCGCAACAACAGTATTCACAAGGGTTCGGACCTAATGGGTTTCAAGGCATGGGCGGCTTTGAAGACTTATTTTCAAACTTTGGATTTAATATGCAAGGAAGACAACAGCAACGTAATCCTGATGTAACAATAGCCGCACGTATTACACTTGAAGAAGCGTATACTGGAAAGCAAATGATTGCAAGTTATAGATTACGGACAGGAAAAGAAGAAGTAGTTGAAATTAAAATACCTGCTGGCGCACATAGTGGAAATACTATACGCTATCAAGGATTTGGTGAAGAAGGAATGGCAGGTCCTAGAGGAAATTTAAATGTAAGGATTGAAGTAGTACCACACTCTTTCTTTAGTGTAGACGGAATTAATTTACATTGTAAAGCAAATACAAATATTTTTGACTTTATAATTGGAGGTAGTACAACAATTAATACAGTTGATGGTGGAAAAGTTAAAGTAAGTATACCGGCTGGAACAAGTCCTGGAACTAAATTTAGTATACATGGGTACGGAATGCCTGATTTGCGTACAGGACGTAGAGGAAATTTATACGTAACTATAAATGGAAATGTACCAAAAACCCTATCTCAAGATGAAGTAATTGTGCTTCAAAAAATGCGTAAGAGATTGGACAAAAAAAGTGTTGACTAGAGTGGATAATACTGCTATAATATAGAGAAGAATTAACAAGGAACAGAAAATAATGGTTGAACCAAGTGAAACATTACAATTAGTATTTGACAAAGCAATTAAAGATGCTCGTCAACTCAAGCATGAGTATGTAACTGTAGAACATCTACTTTTTGCAATGATGTGTGAAGAAAACTTCTTTAAAACATTAAAAGGTTTTGGTGCAGATGTTGACTATCTTAAATCTAATTTAGAGCATCATTTAAAAAAGAATTGTGATGAACTAATAGTTGACGCAGAAAAATTCAAACCTAAAAAAACACAAACTGTAGAACGTATTTTGAATCGGGCGTTTACACAAGTATTATTCAGTGGACGTAGCCATATTGAACTTACTGATGTTCTTATTAGTATTATGGCTGAAGATAAATGTGTTAGCAAATATTATATTGAGCAAGCAAACATTAGTAAGACTGCTTTCAGTGATTATATTAATAGTGAATATGATGATATCGACGACGAAGCAATGAGCAGTGAAGCACAGCGAGCATTACGTGCATTTACAACCAATCTAAACGACGAAGTTAAAAAAGAACGTGTAGATCCTGTTATTGGTCGAGGCGAAGAACTTGAGAGTATTGCACTTGCACTAGGACGTAGAAGTAAAAATAATGTGTTGCTTGTAGGTGATCCTGGTGTTGGTAAGACTGCTATTGCTGAAGGTATGGCATTTAATATTGTGTCTGGAAATGTTCCTGAGTTTCTTAAAGAATACGAAGTATATAATTTAGATATTGGTAGTATGCTTGCAGGTAGTAAGTATCGTGGAGACTTTGAAGAAAGATTCAAACTTGTATTATCAGCACTAAAGAAAAAAGGCAAAACAATTATGTTTGTTGACGAAGCACACATGATGAACGGTGCTGGTGCTGGCGGTGCAAACAGTAGTAATGATTTAGCAAACATGCTAAAGCCTGCTCTTACAAAAGGCGACTTAAAAGTTGTTGCATCAACTACTTGGGAAGAATATCGTAAGTTTTTCGAAAGTGATCGTGCATTAATGCGTAGGTTCCAACGTGTAACAGTTGACGAGCCTAGTGCAGAAGTAACAAATGATATTTTAGTTGGAATTAAGAAATATTACGAAGACTATCACAATACTAAAATTACACAGGATGCTATCGATGAAGCAATTAAATTAAGTATTAAGTATCAAACAGACAAGAAGTTGCCAGACAAAGCAATTGACTTACTTGATGTTGCGTGTTCACGTTTTAACTTAAAAGAAACTAAAGGCGAAAAGGTAGTAACAAGCACAGAAGTACAATTTGAATTGGCTAAAATTATTAAGTTGCCTGAAGAACAAGTTGCTGAAAAAGAAACAGAGAACTTAGCACACTTAGAAGACAACCTTAAAAAGTCAGTATATGGACAAGATAAAGCAATTGAAGGTATTGTTGATAAAATTCTTGTTGCACAAGCAGGACTTAAACCAGATAATAAACCAATTGGATCATTTGTGTTTATGGGACCAACTGGTGTTGGTAAAACAGAAACAGCAAAACAACTTGCATTACAACTTGGTGTGAAATTAGTACGTTTTGATATGTCAGAGTATCAGGAGAAACATGCTGTTGCTAAATTAATTGGTTCACCTCCAGGTTATGTAGGCTATGAAGATAGTGCAGGCTTATTAATTACTAAATTACAAGAACATCCTAATTGTGTATTACTATTAGATGAGATTGAAAAAGCACACCCAGACGTTTCACAGATTCTATTACAAGTAATGGACAATGGTAAACTAATGGGCAGTAATGGTAAAGAAGCAGATGCACGTAATTGCGTATTAATCCTTACAACTAACCTAGGTGCTTCACAAGCAGAGAAGAATACTATTGGGTTTGGTAATGAATGGGAAAATACTTATGAAGATACTGAACTTAAGAAGTTCTTTGCACCTGAATTTAGAAATAGATTAGACGGCACAATTACTTTTGGCAAGTTATCAAAAGAGATCATGATGAAAATTGTTGGTAAGTTCCTTGTTGAACTTAAAAACATGGTTGTTGCTAAAGGTATTACTGTTAAAATTGACGATAAAGCACTTGACGTATTAGTTGATAAAGGCTTTGATCCTAAGATGGGAGCAAGACCATTACAGCGTGTTATTGATAAAGAGATTAAACGTCCTCTATCAAGACAAATGCTATTTGGTTCACTAAAAGATGGCGGTAAAGTTACTATTAATGTTAATAGTGATAACGAGTTTATTTTAGATGTAGTCGAGAAAGAAGTAGTTCTTGAAGAAGGTTAAGACTACTAAACTATTTTATGATCAGTATATGTATAGGTTGGTTATTCAACACAATCTAGGTATAATCTTTCGTGATAAAAATCTTGCCTATGCACGTGATGTACTAGATTCACTACAATTACAAATAGAAGAAGGTAAAGAACTGGAATGGCGCCGAAGTTATAGGTATACCGTTCCTGTTTCACCTGAAAGTTTTGCTACTGCACAATATCTATTAGCAGAGTTTACTGCACAAGGACATGATAATTATAAATTACGTTGTGAGCATCCTTTTATGTCTATATATAGTAATGACACAAATTGGCTTAATACTCTTATGCGTAAGAATCTTAGCATAGCAAGTTTTTCAGAACCTGATGTTAATGATATTAACGATCTTAAACCTAACATTATATTAACTGATGAAAATCCTATTAGTATGAAATACAAAGTTACTGTTGGTAACCAAGTATCTAGTGGGTTATCAACTTGGGTTACAGCAAACCCAGACAAATGTAGAGCCGGTTCTAAGTTTTTACAAGAAGTTAAAAATAATGGATATGTTAATGGAATGTACTTTTATGTACGAGACGAAAAGGTATTACAACTGGTTCAACTTATTATCGGTGGCAATATCAAGCGTGTCGACAAGTTTATCAACTCTGCGTTAAGTTGATAAATACAGTATGCCAAGTAATAGCGAAACAATTTTAACAACACAAACACATCCAGCGGATAGTACAACACAGACTGTCACGGGTGATAATTATAAAGGTGACGGTTACTACAGTCGTAGTGACGGTATTCACACTGTTCAGTACAGTTATACAGACCTACAGGGTACTATAACTATTCAAGGAACACTAGCAACAACTCCTACAGAAAGTGACTGGTTTGACGTACATACATACACAGAAACTAGTGCTACTAGCAGTAAAGTTGCTAATTTTACAGGTAATTATGTATGGATAAGAGCCAAACTAGTATATACTGCAGGTAGTGTAACTAGTATTGTGCTAAATCATTGAGGTAAATCATGGAACATTTTATTAGAGTAGTAATGGAAAAACAAGACACTTTAGCAGAAGGGCTAAATGATGACGTATTTCCGGGTAGTGAAGTAATGGAAACAGAGCAAGGTGCTACTGTATTTAATATTCCATTACCGAAAGCACTATCAGAACAAGAATCAGAAGCGTTTGCAGACAAATTAGTTAATTACATGACTGAACAAGGTTATGATGATTTTGATATTGAATGTTCAATGGATGAAGAAGAAGAATTATATGACGAAGAAACATACGATGACGACAATGACTTTTATGAAGAATATGGCGAGATGTGGTACAATGATGATGACGATCCAATGGACGAAGCAGAGTATCAAGGACGTAAAGTTAAACTTGGTAAGCCTATGCAAGGTGATGTTAAGAAATTTAAAGTATATGTAAAAGATCCTAAAACAGGTAATGTTAAAAAAGTAAACTTTGGACACGGCGGAAGTAGTGTTAAAGGCAAAGCAATGAGCATTAAAAAATCTAATCCTGCTAGACGCAGAAGTTTCAGAGCAAGACACAACTGTGACAATCCAGGACCACGTACAAAGGCACGTTACTGGAGTTGTCGTAAATGGTAGCCTATATAGATTTTATTAAAGAAGCATCTGATCTAAGGCCTGCAGAAGTTAACAAGTATGCAGGAAGACCTGATGACAGAATTCCTGTCTTTTTAAATAAAGTTGCCCAAGGTGCTAAATTTCCTACTACTGATGGCAAAGAAGTTATAATAGACAAAAGCGAAGTAGAAAGATTAAAGAACGAAATATTAGTTCCTGGGTACAAAGGTGTTCCTAGTCTAAAAACTACAGACGGTACAGAAATTAAAATGTCTCAATTAGCCAAAACAGGAGAGTTTGGTGGAGTAGGACAAAGTAGAACAGGCGAACGTCAACTTGCAAACAGAGGAAATACACTTGAAGGTGTACTAGGTGCACTTGCTCTTGCAAGACTTACTGTAAGACCAAGCAGAAGAGTATCAGAAGTAGACTTAAAAAAAATTATTGCCGACTTTGGTAAGCAAGCAGGCACTCAAGGAGTAGGCGGAACTATTACAGTCAAGGCTCCAGAAGAACAATCAGAAACAACTGATACATTTTCATTAACTGTTAAACTTCCAGCAAAGAATTATGCTGACTTTGTTGATTATGACTTTATGATGGCTGATAAACAAATGGCCGGCTTCATTCGTAATGCAGTTGCATATGTAAATGATGCAGGCATTGTAGATCGTTATGCAAAAATGTTTGAATCTAACGGCAAAGCAGATAACGTAGGTGTTGTAGCAGACGGTGTAAGTGATATGACTGGACGTAAAACAGATATCTATATGACATACACTGATGAAAACGGTGAGAAACAAACTAAAAAGTTTGATCTAAGTTTAAAAGCAGGAACAACTAACCAATTCGGTCAAGCGGCAGTAGGTTCAGATACACCTACAAGCAAAAAGAAAGCACACAGTGAATACGGTTGGGCCGCATACAAGAAAATCTTCGGTGACTTTGGTGTTGATATTAGTCCATCTGGTGATGCTTATGTAAACCAAGCAAAAAACATAGAAGAAGCAATAGATGTTGCATACAAAACAGCGTATATAGAATTTGACAAACAACTTAAAGGGTCAGACGAAGACAAAGAAAAGAAATGGTTAAGACAATTTATTAATAATATTAAACAACATGGTACATATAATGATCCGAATGTACAACTTGCCCAATTTGAGCAGTCAAAATATTTTGTTTTAGATTTTCAAAAACTGGATAGATTAATTGACGCAGATAAACTAGACCTTGATGTTACACTAGGATACACAAACAGTAAGGATGGTACGAAATGGCCGCGTATAGATTTTGTAAATACAAAGTCAGTAGAAAATGTTAAAGCCGGCACGGGCGGCAAAATATTCTTACGTATTAGAAGTAAGTATAGTCCTGCCAAAGTAACAAATCTAATTGAAAAAGGACCTTATTTGAAAGTTCTTACTACTGTAAGAAAAAATAAACCAGTAAAGGAAAATATTATGGATACAACAAAAGAATTTGGTCCTAACTACAACATAGTCGATGACTTACATGTTTATATGCGTAACGAAAGTGAAGTATATAGAAGACAATACTTTCCAATGCTATGCAAAATGCAAGAGCAATTATCAGCAGGTAAGAAAATTAATGCAAAAGAAGTAATGATGCCTGTAATTAAATCTTGTATGGCTTCATACAACAAAAAGTTTAACCTTGCAAACGAATCAAGTGATATTATCACAGACGAAGATGTAAAAACACTAGTGAAAAAGATTTATACTGAAGAAATACCATTAATTAAGAAGGGTGTTTATAAGTGAAACTAAGACAATTATACGAAGCACCTGCAAGAAAAGTAGTTGCAGTTATGCCCGGCGGATTTCATCCGTTTCATCCTGGTCACAAAAGTTTATATGACTGGGCTGTTAAGCAATTTGGGCAAACAAACGTATATGTTGCCGCTACAAACGACACAAGCACAAGACCTTTTCCTTTTGATGTTAAAAAGCAACTAGCAAGTTTTGCAGGAGTTCCTCCAACTAATTTTATACAAGTTAAATCCCCATTTAATCTAAACAGTTATACAGGGTTACTAGCAGACGGTACTGCACTTGTATTTGTACGTAGCGAAAAGGATCGTAACGAACAACCACAACCAGATAAAACTAAAAAAGATGGCACACCAGGTTATATAAAATCATGGACTGGTAAAAACATGGAAGATTATGTAAGTTCAGGTTACATGGCTTATGGTCCTACACAAGAATTTCAGTTTAGTGGTGTAGATATTAAAAGTGCAAGCGAATTAAGAAAAGCATGGCCTTCAATGGCGCCAGAAGATAAGCGTAAAGCCGCTGAAGAAATGTATCCAAGCAAAGGTATTGAAGCCGCTAAATTATTAGACGATGCATTAGGTACAGAACCAGCAGAAGAAGATGTAAATGAATTAAACTTATTTAAACGCACAGACAATGCTAGTGTTAAAGAACAAGATCCAAATAAATTAAAAGTATTAGATTGGATTGCAGATAGAGCAGATGGTAAAGAACACTTTTTAAGTTTTTATCGTCAAGGTGCCGCATGGAGTGGTAGACTATTGTTTATTAAACCAGATGCCGCTAAAAAGTTTAGACAAAAAGTTGAAGACAATCCGGAACATGCAGATAGAATTAAAAAAGCATTAACAAGTATTGAAACAACATCTAAACTATTCACTAATTTAAAGATTGATCACCAAGTAAGAAAAGCAAGTTAATCATGGATATCTCAACTTTACAAAAACTTGCAGGTATACATGAGTATAAAGGCTATACTGAATACACCCTAGAAGATATGAGTCAAACTGCTAGTGATCTAAAGAAAAAAGAAAAGAAATTAGGATTGAAACCTGGTGACAAGGACTGGTTTAAGTTATGGTTTAGTTTACCTTACATGTCAGGTGCACCAAAAGGATTTAGAGGTCGTAAATGAAGTTTAGAAGTATAAAAGATGTTGAAAACTTTGTTCCTAAAAAAGGAAGTTTCAAACATACACTACGTAAAATCGAAGAAGACGGCCGCATTGTAAAAGGTGTTAACACTACAGCAGATGTAGGTACTGATGAAATTAAAGTACAAGCCGCAAAGTTTGGTAATACTGTGGATAAAGATGGAAGACCGCCTACTTTAAGTAAAAAAGTAAGAGGATCTAGCACTAATGTACTGTTTAATCTAAAAGAACATGTAGAATCGGTTGACAAAACCGATGATGATGTGTTACAATACAGTATGTTAGAGGCAAAATTAGACGCAGTTGGGCAAACAAGCGAAATATATGTAGACATGGACGGTGTACTTGCAGACTTCTTTGGCGAATGGGCTAAAGTAATGAAAGTAGATCATTATTCAAAAATAGATAATGTTGATATAAATGTTGCATTACAAAAGATACGTGATACAAATGACTTTTGGTTAAACTTACCTATGTTGCCTCAAGCAAAACAACTATTAAGTTTAATTAAAAAAGTAAAAGGATCATATAATATTTGTAGTTCACCATTAGCAGATGATCCTAACTCAGAACCACACAAACGTGAATGGATCAAAAAGAATTTATCATTCTTTCCACCTAAAGAAGTTATTATTACAAGCAATAAACCAAAGTATGCTACACAATCAGATGGTACACCTAACATCTTAATTGACGACTTTGGTAAAAATGTAAATGCTTGGGAAGCCGCAGGCGGAGAAGGCTTTAAATATAAAGATCATAAGTTTGAGCGTACAGCAAAAGAACTGCAACAGCATATGAACGAACCTGCAACAGAAGGTAAACATATACCTAATCCAAAGAATGCGTTTATTACAAAAGCAGATACTGCATACGACTTTGTTAAATTAGGTACTAATCTTGCAAATTTAAAAGCAATGCCAACAGGTAGTTCTAATGTTGATGAACCTGATATTATGATTGCTCCATATGCAGGTAGAAAAGAAATGAAGTACTTGCAGAAAGAACTAAAACGTATAGGCTATGATGTGCAAGATGCTGATGGTTATCAAGATGCACACTACGATGAAAAACCAACAGGCGGTAAAGCGCCTCCACAAGTAAAAAACGAAGGTAGACTAGGTAAACTAAAACTTAGTAAACTACGTCCAGTACAAAAGAAACGTAAGTTTAGTAAACTGTTTAATCAACTAAAGCGTATAGGCGAAGATAATATGTCTCCTATTACAGTTGACAAACACGGACATATCGTAAACGGACATCATCGTTATGATGCACTACGTTTAATGGGTGAAGAGTATGCAACTGTAAGAATGTTAGATGTACATGTTAGTGAGACATTAGATGAGAATTTTGCCGACGGTAAAAAAAAGGGCAAAAGCAAACCTGGTAGAGTAAAGAAGTCAGGTGCTAGTTGCAATGGATCAGTAACATCATTACGCACAAAAGCAAAAAAGTATAGCGGCGAAAAGGCTAAAATGTATCATTGGTGTGCCAATATGAAGTCCGGTCGCAAGAAATCAAAGTAAATATAGCAAAGGAGCACCAATGCTAGAATACTTTTTATTACCTAATCTTACAATAGATAAACAGTTTTTCACAAACAAAGTTATAAAACAAAGTGAATCTTGGGGACATTTTGGAACCGGACGCTTTAAGTTTTACTCTGGAATGCCTGATGATGAAACGTTAGACTATCTTGATAATACTTTTAAAAATGCAGGCGATATTGTTAGCAAAGTACTCTTTAATAAAGTAAAGGCTAATAATATTATAGGTCCGCATACCGATTACGGTCGTGGGTGTACGATTAATATTCCTATTTGTGGCGATTTTGAAAATAGCAGTTTAGATTCTTACGAGTTGTCTGGTCCTGTAACTGTTGTTAGTCCTAATGAAGATATAGAAGAACAAGAGGAAAGTAGATTCTATCCACACAGCGAAATAGATGCACAAATTAATTACACTGTACCTATTTGTTTTGATACTAGAGTACCACACGGAGTAACTAATCAAACTAAAGAAGATAGATTTATATTAGGTATTACATTTCATGATAAGTTTGAAGTGAAAAATATTAAAGAAATGTACGATAACGGAGAATTATTAGTATGATAATTAACGGAGTATATACACAACCTAATGCTTACGAAAACGGACTATGGGTAACTTTAATGTGTCCGCATAAATACACTATAGAGACTAAACTAATTGTTGAAGACTCCAATAGTACTCAACAACGTAAACAAGTAGGCATATTTGCGCCTATAACGGAGGATACCGATGAAGGCTAAAGAGTTTATGAAGGAAACTACGTCAGCAGGCGGAGTAGCGGCTGTAGCAATGCCATTAGGTGCGATACAATCACGCAAACCTAAGAAGAAAAACAAAACTACAAAAGAAAATAGTAAAGCCACAAAGAAAGAAAGTAGATAAATACTACTGTAATTCGGAGCAAGAACAATGAACCAAAAAGACTTAACAGAAGGCCTAGCAGAACTAGCAGGCGTAGCAGAAAGAGATCACGAAGTACAAATGGCTCGTGCAGATCTTTACAAGATTGCAAAGTATGCAATTAAACTACACGAAATGCTAAAGAGTGTAAGCGAAGCAGAAGGCATCGAAGGTTGGAAACAATCAAAAATTACTAAAGCCGCAGACTATATGGGTTCAGTATATCATGCTATGGATTATGACAATAAGTTTGAAGGTGTAGAAGTAACCGAATCACAAAAAGACACACACTGTTCAGACAAGTGTTGTGGTGCAGATGTTAAAAGAGAAGATTGTAAATGTCCTCCAACTTGTAAACATTGTAACTGTAACGATACTAGTATTCCAGAAGGCAAAAGTCCTCATAAAAAAGGTACTAAAAAGTATAAGAAACACATGGCGGCAAAACATGCTAACATGGGAGAATCTTACAAAGAATACCTTGCTAACAGATTAAACGAAGCAGTAGCAGAACTAGAAGAAACTGCTAGTACATGTCCTGAATGTGGTAATCTAAAAGCCACAGAAGATCAATTTGACGAAGCCAAACAACGCTTAGATCCAAAATGTTGGAAGGGTAAAAAGATTGGAAGCCCTAAAACTAAGATGAAGGGCGGAGTTAGAGTCAACAACTGCGTACCAGCATAACCAATAATCAAACAAAACACTTGACAATCGCCTAAATACACTGTATAATAATAGCAATTATACATTTTACTAGGAGGTAAATTATGAGTTCACGTACCTACGGTGCTGAAGAAAAAGCAAAACTAGAACGTCTTGTTAATGAAGGTGTTACAGTATTGCAAGAAGTAGAAGATTTAAACGCTGGCCTAAAAGAAACAGTTAAGGCTGTTGCAGAAGAATTAGATATTAAACCAAGTCTTATTAACAAAGCAATTAAAATTGCACAAAAAGGTGAATGGCATAAAGTTGCTGATGAGTTTGATGATTTAGAAACTCTTGTTGCTACAGTTGGTCGAGACAAATTGTAGTGCAGAAAATTAAAGACTTCTGGATCAATAGTTACAAAAGTGATCACATAGCATTTTATTTTGAATTAGTTAGTTTTATTTTTACAGTTGGTGCAAGTTTGACTTTGGCACTAACAGCAAGAGACCCTAACATGTTAATTGTTTACCCTGCATTTTTTGTTGGTAGTACTACACAATGTTATGCATCGTATCGAAGAGGTGCGGCTTGGGTAATGTTATTAACAGGCTGGTTCGTATGTGTTAATGTATTTGGATATGGAGTTGCGGCACTATGGTGGTAAAACCTTATCAACCATTAGCATGGTTTAGTACTGCTTGTTTATTAGTAGCGGCAACTATGGCCGCATTTAATTTATATCCTTACTATATCTATGCATTTATTGCTAGTAATACTCTTTGGGTATTAATTGGATTACTTTGGAAAGAACGTAGTCTTGTCGTCCTTAATGCAGGACTTACAGTTATATATATTGTGGGATTATTATTTTGAAAATATTAGTTGCTGGTGATAGTTTTGCGGCCGAATGGCCTGGATATAATAGTTGGGTTAGACTGTTAGCAAATAACTATGATGTAACTAATGTTGCTCAAGCAGGGTGTAGTGAGTATAAAATACTTAAACAAATACAAAATGCAAATTTAGACGATTACGAGGTAGTAATAGTTAGTCATACTAGTTTAAGTAGAGTACATACACCTAATCATCCTTTGCACAAACAAGGCTTACATAAAGACTGTGATTTATTATATAACGATATAGATAGACTTAGTCTGTTTAATCCTAGTTTATCAGCCGCAAAGGGATATTTTAAATATCATTATGACGATCATTATTACCAAACAATATATAGTTTACTAAGAAAAGAGATTAACAATTTACTAAGTGATAAAATTTATCTAAGTATGTCACATATAGAAGTAGCAAAACTTTTTATATACGAAGATAATCATTTAGACTTTAGTGAATTTTGGCAAACACACAAAGGCTCAGAAAACCATTATAACATTACAGGCAACCAGAAAATATATGATATTGTTGTTGACAAAATCAACAAATTATGCTAATATAGTAGTAATAATAAGAAACGCCCAAGTGGCATGAAGAAGGTCCGTTGGCCATAAGCAACGAGGAGAATATAATTGAGTTACGTAGACGCACTATTTGATCGCAGTTCTGATATTATTAGGACCGTCGAACGCAAAGATGGAAAAAGACATTTCCATGAATTCCAAGCGAAATATACATTTTATTACAAAGACCCTAGAGGCAAATACAAAAGTGTTTATGGAGATCCACTAACACGTATTGTATGTAAGAACACAAAAGACTTTCGTAAAGAAGTTGCTATTAACAAAGGCAAAGAGTTATTTGAAAGCGACATTAATCCTATCTTCCAATGTTTGAGTGAGAACTATCTCAATCAAGATGCTCCTAAACTAAACATTGCATTCTTCGATATTGAGACTGACTTTGATCCAGAGCGTGGCTTTGCTGATCCAAGTGATCCATTCATGCCTATTACAAGTATAAGTGTATATTTGCAATGGATGGAAACAATGGTATGTCTAGCAGTTCCTCCTAAAACACTTACAATGGATGAAGCAAAGAAAACACTTGAAGGCATTGACAATGTAATGCTATTTGAAAAAGAAGGTGAAATGATTGACACTTTCTTAACACTAATTGAAGATGCTGATATTTTATCAGGATGGAACAGTGAAGGTTATGATATTCCGTACACTGTAAACAGAACAAGTCGTGTACTAAGCAAAGATGACACACGTAGATTCTGCTTGTGGGGGCAACTTCCTAAGAAGCGTGAATATGAAAAGTATGGCAAAACAGCAGAAACCTATGACCTAATAGGTAGAGTGCATCTGGATAGTTTAAATTTATATCGTAAATACACGTATGAAGAACGACACAGTTACAGACTTGATGCTATTGGCGAAATCGAAGTTGGAGAAAACAAAGTTCCATATGAAGGTACTTTGGACCAACTGTACAACAATGACTTTAGAAAGTTCATTGAATACAACATTCAAGATACCGCACTACTGGACAAGTTGGACAAAAAACTAAGATTTATTGATCTTAGTAATGAACTGGCTCACGCAAATACTGTTTTGCTACAGACCACTATGGGTGCTGTTGCAGTTACAGAACAGGCTATCGTTAATGAAGCACATCACAGAGGACTACAAGTTCCTAATCGTAAAAGATATGATGACGAAAGCACACAAGCGGCAGGTGCATATGTAGCATTTCCAAAGAAAGGCTTGCACAAGTGGATTGGATCAATGGACTTAAACAGTCTGTATCCAAGTGTTATTAGAGCCCTTAATATGGCGCCTGAAACAATTATAGGGCAAATACGTCCAGAGATAAGCGAAGCCCGTGTACATGAAGATATGACGCTTAAAAAGAAGAGTTTTGCAGGATCTTGGGAAGGACGCTTTAGTGTAGAAGAATACGAAGCAGTGATGGATCAACGTAAAGATATTTCACTTACTGTAGATTTTGAAAATGGTCAGTCTGAAGTGTATAGCGGTGCGGAAATTTACAAAATTATTTTTGATAGTAATAATCCGTGGATGCTTAGTTCCAATGGTACAATTTTTACAACAGAGTTTGAAGGTGTTATTCCAGGTATCTTAAAACGTTGGTATAGTGAACGTAAAGAACTACAAGCACAACTTAAAAAAGCAAAAGATGCAGGCAATGCAATTGAAATTGAATACTGGGATAAACGACAGTTAGTTAAGAAGATTAACTTGAACAGTTTGTATGGTGCTATTCTTAATCCGGGTTGTAGATTCTTTGACAAACGTATTGGACAATCAACTACACTAACTGGTAGAACTATTGTTAAGCACATGAGTGCAGAAGTTAACAAAACTATTACAGGCGTATATGATCATGTAGGCGAAGCAATGATATATGGTGACACTGACTCTTGTTACTTTAGTGCCCATCCTGTACTAAAAGAACAAATTGATGCAGGACAACTGCCTTGGGATAAAGATAATGTAATTAAACTTTATGATCAAGTTTGTGAAGCGGCAAATGAAACATTTCCAAAGTTTATGTTAGATGCATTTCATTGTCCAAAGAGTAGATCAGATGTTATTGCGGCGGCTAGAGAGATTGTTGCAAAAAGCGGATTGTATATCACAAAGAAACGTTATGCGGCACTTGTGTATGACATCGAAGGCTTTAGAAGTGATATAGACGGCAAACCAGGTAAAGTTAAAGCAATGGGCTTAGACTTGCGTAGATCAGATACTCCAGTGTTCATGCAGGAGTTTTTAAGCGAACTACTACTTATGGTACTTACTGATGTTCCACAGAAAGATGTACTAGATCGCATTACAACATTCCGTAAGGAGTTTAGTGAACGTCCAGGGTGGGAAAAAGGTAGTCCTAAACGTGCAAACAAAGTTGGACACTATCAGCGTCTAGAAGAAAAACAAGGCAAAGCAAACATGCCAGGACATGTTCGAGCAAGTATTAACTGGAACACACTTAAACGTATGAACGGTGACAAGTATTCGCAAGAGATTGTAGATGGTATGAAGGTTATTGTTTGTAAACTTAAACAAAATCCGCTAGGCTATACAAGTGTTGCATATCCTACAGATGAATTGCGTATTCCAGATTGGTTCAAAGAACTTCCGTTTGATGATGCGGCTATGGCAGAAACTATTATTGATAACAAACTAGATAACCTAATTGGTGTGCTTAACTATCCGCTAGAAGATACAAAGCAACACACAACATTTGGCAGTTTATTTGAGTTTGGAGAATAATATGAAAGTAAAAGTAAATGATATTGGTGGAGAAATTATTAAGCAAGACGAACGTTATGTTGTAAAAGATAATACTACACTAAACAATCTTACAGTTAGTAGTACACGTTTACAGCCACGTAAAGCAACAAGTGGACATTCACACGCAGGACAAGAAGAAGTATATTACTTTATTGAAGGCACAGGTAAAATGGAACTTGGTGAAGAAATGATTAAGGTCGAGCCAGGTGATGTAATACTAATTGAAGATGGTGTATATCATCGTGTACACGCAGGCATGTACGAAGAACTATACTTTGTATGTGTATTTGATAAAACAAGGAAACACACATGAAAGTAGGATTTACTTGTAGTACATTTGATTTGTTACACGCAGGACATATTATTATGTTGCGTGAAGCAAAAGAACAGTGTGATTATCTTATATGCGGATTGCAAGTTGATCCTAGTGTCGATCGAAAAGAAAAGAATGCACCTATACAAACTGTAGTGGAACGCTACACCCAATTAAAAGGTGTTGAGTATGTAGATGAAATTATTCCATACGGCACAGAAACTGATTTAGAAGACATCCTTAGTATGTACCCAATAGATGTACGTATACTAGGTGAGGAATACAGGGACAAAGACTTTACAGGCAAAGACATTTGTCGTAAACGTGATATTGATTTACACTTTAATAAACGTGACCATCGTTTTAGTTCAAGTGATTTACGGAGAAGAGTTTGTGAATAAATTTATATTTGATGTAGACGGAACACTTACACCAAGTCGTGGGAAAATTGATTTAGAATTTAAAATGTTCTTTAACACATTTTGTTTGACTAATGAGGTATATCTTGTTACAGGTAGTGATAAGCCTAAAACTGTAGAACAAATAAGCGAAGCAACTTATAATCTAGCGAAACGTGTATACAACTGTTCAGGCAGTGAAGTTTGGGAAGGCAATAAACAAGTTAAAGTTGATAATTGGAAGATTCCTATGCATGTTAAATCATGGTTACAAGATAAACTAGAAGAAAGTACATTTCCTTTACGTACAGGTCTACACATTGAAGAACGATCAGGCATGGTAAACTTTAGTGTTGTAGGACGTAATGCAACAATGGGAGAACGCAAACTGTATGTAAAGCATGATACAGAACACAACGAACGTAATCTAATTGCTGACTTGTTTAATAAAGAGTTTAAAGATTTAATTGCAAGACCAGGTGGAGAAACAGGTATTGATATTTCGCCTACAGGTTCAGACAAAAGTCAAATCATTTACGACTTTGATGATAACGATATGTTACACTTTTATGGAGACCGAATGGACCTGCAAGGTAACGACTATCCTTTGAAAAAAGTATTATGGCAAAGAGGAAACAGTTCAACACACCAAGTAAACGATTGGAAAGATACCTGGGAGTTACTTAAATGCATATAATGCTAACAGGTCATAGAGGTTACATAGGTAGTCATTTATTACGTAGACTTAAAAAGAATCATAGTATTGTCGGATTTGATTTACAAGACGGACAAGACTTATACGACATCGACCTTAAAGAAGAATTTGATTTAATCATACACCTAGCAGGCAAAAGTGGAGTACGTGAAAGTATTAACGATCCTGCAGGATACTGGCGTAATAATGTAGAAGTAAGTAAACGTTTATTTGCACGTTATCCTGAAACAAGGATATTGTATGCTAGTAGTTCAAGTGCATATGAACCTGACTTGAATCCTTATGCCGCTAGTAAGTATGTTGTTGAAGAAGCCGCAGAAAGAAACGTTGATACATTAGGTATGCGGTTTCATACAGTGTACGATCATAACCCACGCAAAGGTATGTTCTTACAAAAACTAATTGACGGAGAACTAGAATATGTAACAACTCATTACAGAGACTTTATACACATTGAAGATTTATGTGATGCTATTGAGTTATTAATAAAAAGTAAGTATTCTGGTACTGTTGACATAGGCTCAGGTAAGCCATACAAAGTTCAAGACTTTGCAGATCATTTACCTATCCGCCTAAATACCCCATATGAAAGACAATGGACTTGTGCAAATATGGAAAGAATGAAGCGTTTAGGTTTTAAACCTAAATATGATATAGAAAAAGTCTTGACAAACAAGCCAAAAGATAATATAATAAAACTTGAAATAGGAGAAACTACATGAAAGACATTCTACAAGATGTTGTCGCACACACACATAACTTAGGTTTTCTAAGCCTAGTAAAAGTAAGTAACAACGAAGGTACTGCAATTGATGCAATGGCTGAAGATAGATCAGTTATTTTGTCTGCAAGTACACATTCACCAGTTGGTGAATTTGAAGGTACATTTGGTATGCCTAACTTAGATAAACTAAGTTTACATTTAAAAAATCCAGAGTATCAAAAAGACGCAAAGATTGATGTTGTAAAAGCAGATCGCAACGGCGAAGTTATTCCAACACATATTCACTTTGAAAATACAGCAGGTGATTTTGAAAATGATTATCGCTTTATGAATAAAGCAATTATTGAAGAAAAATTAAAAACTGTTAAGTTTAAAGGTGCAACATGGGCAGTAACATTCCAACCAAGTATGGCAAGTATTGCACGTATGAAGTTACAAAGTGCGGCGCATTCAGAAGAGCCTACATTTAATGTAATGACTAAAAACGAAAACTTAGTTTTTAGTTTTGGTGATGCAAGTACACACGCAGGTGAGTTTGTATTCCAACACGGAATTGAAGGTACATTAGCACACACTTGGAGTTGGCCTGTAGCACAAGTACAAGCAATTCTAAATTTAGATGGTGAATTGACTATGAGCATTTCAGATCAAGGTGCTATGATGATTACTGTTGATAGCGGTATGGCAAAATACGATTATATCCTTCCAGCGCAGAGCAAATAATGAATAAGGATTTAACAGCGACACAAAACGACTACGCACACTTTTTGCCAGCATTGAGCGGCTTCTATGCGACATATGTAGGCAAGCAACGCTTTCCTGATCCTGTTAAAGGTCCTTATATCGAAGACACT